GAAATCTTAGATCACGATAGGGCTAATTTAGAATTTATGGCTTCTGGAAATGCACCATTGTTATTAGACCATGATGCAACGAAGCAAATAGGAATTGTTGAAAAGGCTTCAATAGACTCTGACAAGGTAGGAAGAGCCACAGTGCGATTTGGTAAATCAAAGCTGGCTGAAGAAGTTTTCAATGATGTGAAAGATGGAATACGCAGAAATATTTCTGTTGGTTATGAAGTCTTTGATATGAAGGCAGTCGAGAAGGGAAGCGAGGAAGAGGGATCATCCAAACGTACTTTCAGAGTTGGCTTCAAGCCACTAGAAGCGAGCATCGTATCAATACCAGCCGATACATCTGTTGGTGTTGGGAGATCAGCTTCCATTACTAATAACGATAGAATAGAAGGGAAAAAAACAATGTCAGAAGAAAAGACAGCAAATCCTAATGATATTCTAAAAGCTGAAAGAAAAAGAACAGATGAGATTTTAGCTTTAGGCTCTGAGCATAACTGTAAAGACTTAGCTAACGATCACATCAGACAAGGAACTTCAGTTGAAGAATTCAAAGGGGTTTTATTAAACCAAATAAAAGATAAGCCATTGGCATCTGGTCAAGAATTAGGTTTATCTCAAAAAGAAAAACAAGAATATTCTTTATTCAAAATGATCAATGGTCAGTTATCTGGTCGTTGGGAAAACGCAACTTTTGAAAGAGAGTGTTCAGATGAAATCGCAAAACGTACAGGTAAAGCACCTCAAGGTATGTATGTTCCTACAGAAATCTTTGCTAGAGACTTAACGCAGGGAACAGCCACTGCTGGAGGACACGTCACCCCAGATACACACAGGGGAGACCTATACATTGATGCACTTAGAGAGCAGGCAACTGTTCTTAGAGCAGGTGCAACAGTATTTAGAGGCTTAAAAGGGGATATCAAAATTCCTCGTTTAACAACTAAAGGTACTGTTGGATTTGTTGCTGAAAACTCAGCAGTGTCAGAAACTAACCAAGCATTCGATCAAGTCACAATGACTCAGAGAGACCTTGGTGGTTTTGTAGATATCTCAAGACAATTAATCAACAACTCAAACCCATCAATCGAGCAGATCGTCAGAAACGACATGACAGGTCAAATTGCTCTTAAAATTGATGATGTAGCATTTGAAGGTGGTGGTTCAAACGAGCCAACAGGTATCACACAAACATCTGGTATTGGTTCAGTAGCAATCGGTACTAATGGTGGTGCGATCACTTATGATGCAACAATCGATCTTATTAAAGAGGTTGCTGTTGATAATGGTCTTAAAGGTGCATTAGGTTATTGTGTGACTCCAGAGGTTGTTTATCAAATGAGAAAAACACCAAAGGTAGCATCAACTGACTCAATGATGATTATGGATATGGCTGATGCTCTTAACGGATACCCAGTATATCAGACATCACAATTACCGAAGGACTTAACAAAAGGTACTCTAAGTTCAACTGCTCATGCGATGATCTTTGGAAACTGGAATGACCTATTAGTAGGTTTCTACTCTGGTTTAGATATCTTAGTTGATCCATTTACAGCCTCAAGTGCAGGTACAGTGAGATTAGTATTCTTCCAAGGTGTTGATATTGCTGTTCGTCATGCACAGTCATTCTCTGCAATCTTAGATATTGACGAGACTGCATAATTATAAATAATTAAACCAGCATCCCATTTGGGGTGCTGGATTTAAGAAAGGTTATTATGAAAATAAAATTAACTAGAAATGTTTGCCTCGATGGGAAGTCTTATGAAAAAGACGATATAGTTGATACTAGTGATGAGAATGGTAATCAATTAATTAGAATGGGGAAAGCCATGCCATCAGACAGTCAAGACAAATCTATTGGTTTAAAAAAATCCAAACCTAAAAAGAAATTAGAAGTTAAGGATGAAAGCACCAGTAGTAGTATCTTGGATTGACTCTGGCTATGCCGACTCTTCTTGGATAGAAGCCAAGACAAGACTCAACAAACCCATGCCAACTGCTCATTCAGTCGGTTGGCTCTACCATAAATCAAAAGATAAAGTCATTTTGTATTCTGCGTGGTGTTCTATTGATGGTAAATATGAGGATGGTTGCGAAGGATCATTACAAGAGATTGCAACTAAAAATATTTTAAGTATAAAAGAATTATCATGGCAGTAGAAACAGCAGACGATAGAACTTTATTATTAGCCGACTTTGGTATCACAGCCACAGTCACACCAAGTGGTGGAAGTGCCTCGGATATTACTGTGATTTTTGATAATGAATATATAGATGTAGATATTGGAGAAGCTGGGGTACAATCTACACAACCAAAATTTTTATGTAAAACAACAGATGTCTCTTCCTTAACCGAAGGAGATACTGCTGTTATTAATTCAACGACTTACTACATTCAAACTATTCAACAGGATGGAACAGGAATGAGTGAAGTCTTTTTGAGAGTGGCTAGCTAATGGCACATCAAAGAAAAACAATTAGAGATAATGTGATCACGACCTTAACAGGATTAACGACCACAGGATCAAATGTATTTAACACCAGAATACTTCCGAACTTAGAGAGTAATTTACCCTGTCTGAATGTTTACACGATTTCAGAGAGTAGTGAGGAAATAGATTTTTTATCTATTCAACGAGACCTAACTTTGGCTGTTGATGGATATGCAAAAAATTCTTCTACTATAGAGGATGCCTTAGACACAATAGCCCAAGAAGTCGAAGATGCTTTGGGAACAGATGTGACTAGAGGCAATACAGCTTACGATACCTTTTTGACATCAACAGAAATGGACTTATCTACGGAAGGTGATATACAAATGGGTACTGTAAGACTTCAATTTACTATTCGCTATAGAACTGCTAAAACGGATAGTGAAAGTCATTCATAAGAAAGGAATATAAAAATGGCAACTATATATGGAAACAACGGAGAAGTGCAAGTCTCTAGCACTGCTGTTGGAGAGGTCAAGTCATGGTCTCTGACAATTAGTAGAGATAGTATCGAGGACACATCTATGGGAGACGATGCTAAAACTTTTGTTTATGGAAAAGCATCTGCATCTGGAACTATTGAAGTTCACTTTGATGATGATGACTCTGCACAAGGCACTTTAAGAGATGCTGTTCTAAACGGAACAACTGCATCCTTAAATCTTTATACTGCTGATAGTTCAACTTCTGGAACTGATTATTATACTTGTACTGCAATTTTGACATCGGCTGATATTTCTGTCGAGATGGACTCTATCGAGTCAAGAACTTTTAACTTTACAGTAAGTGGTGCAGTCACAAAGAACGCAGTATCGTAAGGTAAATGAGAGAAATAGATAAGCTGAAAGAGTCCTATAAAGGACAACAAAAACTAGAGTTAAAAATTCCAGAGATAGGAGATCAGATTTATTCTGTTGATCCTTTAACTGTTAAAGATGCACAAAAGATATTAGGTCTATTCAATGATAAGAAAGAATTTGAGGGCTTAGTAGAATGTGTCATGAAGTTAAAGAGAGAAGATGGAAGTGCTGTTTTCTTACCTAATGATCGAACTTTTTTGATGTCAGAAACATCAATTTCTTTTGTTCAAAAGATAGGGAATGAAATTGCTCAATTCTATTTATCATCTGTAAGTGCAGGAGACGTAAAAAAAAACTCTTAAATGATGTAGATTATTTTAATCTGTTTGTACTTGCCGAACATTTACATAAGACTGCTCAAGAAATCCAACAAATGGATTTTTATGAGTACATAGCTTGGGGAGAATACTTAGACATAAAAAGTAAACGCAAATAATGGCTAAAGATGTAAAATTTAATATAACGGCAGTTGATAGAACCAAGAATGCTTTTAAGTCTGTTTTAGGTGGACTGAAAAAAGTATCTGGTGCTTTATTAAATTTTAAAACAGCTATTGCAGGTGCTGTTGGTGTTGCTGGATTAGGTTTATTAATTAAACGATCCTTAGAAGCCACAGACCGAATTGGTAAACTTTCAAGTGTCTTAGGTTTTTCTGTTAAAGAACTCCAAACATTCAAACTAGCTTCCCAGATTGGTGGGGTAGAATTAGAAACCTTTTCTAAAGGTGTTAGACGATTAGTCGATAACTTCGGTGACTTCATGGATGGCACTGGAGAGGCTAAGAAAACATTTGAAGCATTAGGTATATCTGTTGAAGAGGCTAATAAACTCAGTGGTGATCAATTTGCCATTTTAGGATTAGTTGCTGATCGTTTAAATTTAGTCACTAACAGTACAGATAAACTTAAATTTGCCATTGAAATATTCGGTGGTCGTGGTGCTGAACTGATCAATGTTTTAAAAGGTGGTTCAGAACAGATTGAAGAATTTAGAAAACAATCAGAACAATTCGGTGCTTTAAATGAAGAACAAGTAAAAAATGTTGAAAATTTAAATGACTCTTTTGTAAGGCTAAAAACTTCTTTTGCTAATATTACAAATCAAATTGTTGCTAATCTTTCTCCAGCAGTCACAAATATTGTTGATGAATTTAACGAGTCTATATCTGCATCTGAAACAGGTGGCTCTAAAATACAAGAAGTTGCAAAAACAATATCTTTATCAATTCTTGAGTCAGTAAAAGCTAGTTTACAAGCACTTGGTGAACTCGTAGAAGGATTTGAAAATGTCTTTTTAAAATTAAAAATATTTGAAGCTGATCCAATTTTTTTCTTTAAAAAAGATATACAAAATTTTAGAGACCTAAATAACGAATTAAAATTACAACAACAGCATTTAGAAAAAGCACAAAAAGAAGGTAAGAAATTTGTGCAATTAGAAGATGGTAGTCGAGTTCT